AGGTACGCTTTAATAATGGCTTCTTTTGTATCTGGGATATTCCAAAGTAAATTGTTAAAACGGTTACCAGCTCGGTGCAGTGTCTCACGATCTACCCCAAGTCTCTTATACATTGCTTCAAAATCTAGTACCATTCCAACCCCTCCCCAGCCACAATATCAGCAATCTCATTCTTCCCTTCGCCATGCAAGGTAACATAGCGAATACTTTCTGCTACAAGTTCTGATATAGCATCTTTCCCCAAGTAATTATACTCTTCCATGTACTCTGATATAGAGTTCAATACAGGCATTTCTTTTTGTCCAAAAACAAGCAATCCCTTGTGCTCGTCATATTTAACATTAATACCAGCCTTGGTAAATGCTTTCTGAATAGCATCGACAGATTTACTCTTAGGCAACTTATCTGCTTGTCCAGTAATGAATTCATACTCGCGCTTAGACTGCTTATTCCATTCGTCCATTGTGGTATAACGCCATTCAGCGATATGAGCGACCTCGTGAAAAATAACTTGGATGCGTTGGTCCCTATCTCTTTGGGATAATTTCTCCAAATCAAAATCAATCGTAATATTATTGCCTTTATGTCTGATTACACGCGCTATTTCATCCTGCAGTTTTTCTGAACGAATTACATAATTTGCAAGTAAGTAATCTTTGTCCATAAAACTTACGGCGCACTCAATACCAGTTGCAATATCAACTTTTATATCTTTTGGGATATCAAATTCATTGAAATAAATAGTTGCATCTTTGACTCGTTTTGCAAAAAGGTCTACTAAATTAGCGTCTTTAGCTGAATATGCGTTAACGGCAGATTTTTGCCACGAGAATCTACCGCCAAGATACATTCCAGAATCAAGCACGTTGTTTGCTTTGGTAATGGTCTTCAACGCTCTAGGCTGCTTGCTAACTGCCCAGGCACGCTCACTCTCATAATCACGACGCAGGTGATTGTCATGCGTGAACTGACGCAGCTTGTCTTGAAGCTCACCAAGTCTAATGCGCTGCTTTACTGTGTCTGCTCTCACCTCTTGAAGATAAGAGATCTCTCTTTTCTGACTTCTAATAAGACGCTCATATCTGCGCTGTTTCTGTGTGGCTGCGTAGTACTCGTCACTGGTCATGCCTGTGATGCGCTCTTGCTCTGAGTAGTCCATATCTGGAAGCTGTGAATATCCAGGAACATAAGGAGTCATGTAGTGATAGCAGTTTGCTCCACAGAGACCTGTAACGGTGCCGTATCCGGTTGACTCAACGAGCGGTGGATACTCAGTGCTCCTACCGCTCCTGGAATACACTTTGCCTTGCCATTCAGCATGGCTTGGACGTGCTCCAAAGTGAGCATCGACAAAGACCAAGTCCCACTCCCACTCGTCCATACGCTGCATAAGAAGACGGTTTCTCGCCTGGTTAGCCTGGGAGACGATATGGCGTCTTAGAGCTGCGTCAATCGTTGTCTTTGTACCGCTGATGTAGTCAATCGTCTCTAGTCCAGAGTTGGCAAGTCGTGTAACGCCACGCTCCATAACAGCTCGTGTTGGCTCTCCCGCTTGATGGCGAGCGATTGCTTCAGCGGTCACGTCATACCAAAGTGCTGCTTGGTCTTTAGCGAGTGCGATATTCTGACGCTCTAGGACCTCATTCATACCCTGCGCTGTTTGAGCAGCGATGATAGTTGCGAGGTTAGTCATGTGACGGCGTGAGCCCATTGCTCGTACGAACTGCCCCACGAGCGCGTCATCAGTCTTTTTGAGTGCAGTCTTTAGGACCTCACGTGTCTGCTTGTCAATTGCAGGGCGGTACTTGTAGTAGATTGCGAGAGCTTCCTCACGAGAGAGCCTAGAGAGACGCTCAAAGTCTGCAATCTCTCTACCTCTAATTATTGCGCCATTTGTGCGCACTACCTCATCAAGCAGGTTGAGGAAGAAGTATGAGAGTTCCTGTACATAAGCAGACTGTGCGCCCCCTACGAGACGCACAGCGATTTCTTCAGTCGGTTTCACAGCTACTCACCAAGGTCTGCGTCAAGCGATACTCCACCAGTCTCGCTAGTAAATGCCCTTGCGTCTTCCTCACTCATGCCTTGGTACTTGACGAGGTACTTCCATTTGGGACAGAGACCACGCGCAATGTCATCCTTCATCATGTCTCGGTCTGCCTTGTCATCTGAGATGACTGAGTCATCCCACAGAATGTCAACCGGCACAGGCTCGTCTACCTTGTAGCCATTCATTGCGCACTCAGCAGCAAACGCGCCCTGGACAAGATCTCTTACAGAGTTCTCAATAGAGTGCTCATGCTTTCTGATGGTTCTGATAAGCGTTGCATTGGTACTTACAACCTCTGTTGCCGTCTTGAGTCCTTGTCCGAGTGTGAATGACCAATACCCTGCACCAAAGCCAGTTCTAAAGCCCAGAACAGCAAGAGCATTGTTGAATGCAGTAACCATGTCATCAATGTGCGTATCAGGGTTGTAGACCGTCATAGGAGACTCCGCACTAATACCAGCAGAGATTGGTGCAAACATGATTTGGTCCATAGTGTTGACAAACTTTGCATTACCCTTGCTATCACGCACAATGGCTTGCTCGTCTACAACCATCTTTGGCAGTGAAACTCTTACCTGCCAATACATCTGGTTAAACGCTTCATCTACCAGTCTGCAAGAGTCGCAGATATCCTCGATGACAGATGCGCCTAGCGGTGTGAGCTCGTCATGAGCGTTGTACTTGGCTGGCTTAACAAGCGCATAGGTTGGCAGTGGCTGCTTGGTATCGACAAAGCCAGTAATTCCTTCAACCTCAACAGGGTTAATGCGGTTCTGCGAGTTAAAGAGCAGCGTCTCGATTACATGGGACTGTGTCTCTTGATTGAAATATCTGAGTTGCAGCTGGTCATACATCTTGGAGTTAACAGTTACCTTGGAGATGAATGCGCAGCCATCACCCAGAAGTGGGATAATCTGCCATGCTTTCATAGAATCAATGCTGGTTGAGACGTTGCCTTCATAACCGTGGAAGTTAGCTACCCATGCACCAACACCCAGAGCAAAAACGGTACTGATGAACTCTGCTTGCTCGTCTACAAAGTTAGGGATAGTGCGCTCTAACCAGTCATTCACTACGTCTTCAGAGCTTGAGAGGATTGTGCCTTCGTTCATGATCAGACTTGGAATCTCGCTTGCAACCATAGAAGCTGGACTAATGGAGAGCCTGTCATATGAGTCAGCACCATTGTTGATGATGTAAGGCTGCTTGTAGTACTCATTATCATGCGTGAACCAGCCCCACCAGAGCTGCTGGAACTTGTCCATTGAGGTGTCCGGCGTAAACTTACGCTTCTTCAGATATCTGAGTGCCCATTCTGGCTTTTGAATAGTAATCTTTGACAAGATGAGACCCCTTCTCTTACGTCAAGCTTCTGTCATTGATAAGCGTCATACACGCATAACGCACAGCGTCGATAGTGTGGTTATCAGCGTCTGGCAACTGTCCTGTGAGCTGGTTATCCTTTGTCATCACATATGAGTAATTGCTGAACTCACGTGCTGCGGTTGTACAGCTAGACTCAATCACAATCTTTGAGCGGTACTGCAGCCACTTGATTGAGTTATGGATGTTGTGCGCTCCTGTCTTGAGCGCACCGCGAGCGTTAATGCCATTAGCCTTAAAGTCAGCAATACTTTTTGGCTCTGCTGAGTCGCACCACACCGTGGCGTAGGGCTCAGCGTCTTCAATAACGTCTTCACCATCTTTGAGAGCGTTGCCCAGCTTCTCGCTTACAAGCTCAGCGGTGTCTTGGTTAGAAAGTCCACACTTCACAAACTCGTCCAGGATGTAGAGTGTGCGCGTCTTTACATCGTAGGCAATCTTCACCCATGCAAATGGATCTTGTGAGAAGCCCCAGTCAACACCGTAATAGTGATACTCAAGCTTTTTGCGCTCCTCGTGCGTGATGTCTCTTACCTCAACACGGGTGAAGACCTCGGAACCAAAGCCAACTTGCTCGCCCAGCCACTCATGGCGATATGCTTCCTCATCAAGTTCCTTGAGTGCTTCAGCATCTTTTCGTACCTGCTCCGGTATCCACTCATGAGGAACATCCAAGTAGCTTGACTCAATGACGCGCTCAGGGTGTGTTGAGAGCATGGTAGAGACATGCTCATTCACCCAAGCATCACGGGAGCGTGGGGGATTGTGGTCAAAGAAGCGGAAGTATACAGAGCCTTCTGGCGCATCACGAGTGACAGACTGCATAACCGTTCTGAGTTCACCCCAGCCATTGAACTGGTCTACCTCAGAGAACCACTGATACGCGTAATACGTGCCATTAGGTGCCTTGATTGCCTTGGTCTTCTGTGTATGGTCACCACCACGAAAGGTAATGACTTGACCAGTTGCTGGGCGTGTAAGCTTGTACGGGCTCTTAGACGCTCTCCACTCGTCGCGGATGTTCAGCTTGTCAATCGCCCAAAGCATTTGCTCAAAGACACCGTCTCCGATATCCTTGCCAATTTTTGGCATGATGAACGCTGAGCGGTCTTTGTGCTCCATAAGTCCTTGCATGATCTCTAAAGAGACTGTGGAGCTTTTCAAAGAAAAACGCCCTCCCCTTAGCCACCATTCACCTCCTGCGTCTTGAGCAATAGCTCTATGCAGTGAGAGAAACGGTGGTGCTAAGAGAAGGGCGAAGTCTGCCACGAATGGCTTCTCTTCTTCTTCCACATCTTCTGGAATTGCGTCTAAGAGAGTCCTGCCAATGCTTGAGATGGCAGTGACTGCAGTTTGGTTCACGCCTGAGTCTGCAATAGACTCCTGCGCCATTGCAAACGTCTTACCCATGCCGTTTAAGACTTGAGCACGGGTGATAGTTACTTTCTTTGAAGCGCGTTCCTGGAGGTCTTGAAGCCTTTGTTTAACCTTTGTATCGCTCTCAAGCTTGCAAGCAGCAATATCAACACTTGCTTCTTTCCACTTTGAGCGGTGAGGATAAGCTTCCAGCATTGCCTGTCGCTGGCTCTTGCCAGCAACTCTAGCGAGCACATACTTCTCATGGTTTGCGTTTGTGAGTGGTTGCGTCTTCAATGCGTTTGACCTTTGCTTTTCGCTCCTTCTTCCTCTTCATCTTAAAGGCAAGCTGACGCTCCAAATTCTGCTTGCGCTCAAGCTCTTGCGTGTGCTTTCTCAAGTACTCACGCTCATCAAGCGCACACTCCTTGCAGAGCCCCCAACGCTTCGCATCCTCTGCATCAACCCACACAGGATGCTGTCCGCACTTCTGACATAAAGGCACAATGCCCTCTGTTCGATACCTTCCGTAGCGATGGCGCACCATAGTAATTGCTTGCACAGAATGCGTAGGAATAAGCTCATGGAGTTCCTTGGCAGTCATGGAAGGGTTTCGCCAAAGCGTCTCAAGCTCTGACCAAGTCCAGGACTGGTACGTTCGTCTCCCTCTTTTCTTAAATGATGAAAGAGATGAAACATTTATTTCATCTCTGTTTTTACGCTTGCTCATTGAGCTTCTCCCTCTGTGTAAAGAGCCTATAGGCATGGTTGCAGACCATCTGTGGTTCACGTTGAAGCTTCTTGGACAATGTCTCTAGAATTGCAACAATGAGTGCGTCTTCTTTCTTGCTCCAGATTCTGTGAGAGCGAGTGAGACTTGTCTTGCTTTGAAGTCCTCTGCTTCTTGCAAACACTTTGATGTCAGTGATTGAGCGGTTAGGCATAAGACGCTTGAAGCCTGACCATGTAGGTCCATGCTTCGGTACTTCGCGCTCAATGATTGCAATCTCCTTTTCTGTAAAGGGTGAGTGATCTAGTTCTTCATAGCTGCGTCTGAATCCGTTCACTTCAGCTCTCCTTTCTCATAAAGAAAGCGAGTCATCTCAACTCGCTCTCTTAGTTCCTCTTTCTGTAGTTCTCGCTCCGATACGTTTGGAGCGTGTGCGTTTCGCTTAAATATCGCTTTATCGCTATCTGAGAGACACGCTAAGGCGCAAACTCTCTTATCGTCAATAACTCCAGCCAAGGCACATGTAGAAGCGCACTCAGAGCCTGTGAATGGGCATAGAAGATATTTAACCTGCTTAGGCAATAGAAACACCTCCATTCTGAATAAATGTTGAATAAGCTCCTTTGAGCTTTGCAGGCACTAAAATGCCTGTTCTACCTGCTTTGTTCTTAACTGTATGCAGTGTTACCTCTTTGAATTGAGGAGTATCAATCTCACCTTTTGTGAGGATGAGTGCTGCCCAGGATGCATAACCCACAACTCCTGAACCTCTGAACCAATCCAAGGACGGTTCATCTTTTGCGTCTAACTTCTTCAGACTTGAAAGCACAAGGAAAGGAATTTGTGTATCAAAGGCAAGCATTTGCAAATTGGTAGCAACTTGAGACACTCGTGTGTACTCTTGCTTGTCAATGTCTGGAGTGCCAGTTTGGTACTGTTGAATGTAGTCAATGATGACAAGGTCTGGCTTATCGCCATCTGCCATAATGGTGCGCACGATCTCTTCAATCCCTGTAGTAGTGCTTACGTTGTCAATGATTGCGAGATTCGGTGCAACCATATCCTCATAGATTGCAGCGTCAGCAAGCACGGTATTGGAGTGTCTAGCATTGAATGCATACGCTGAGAGGTTTTGTAGTCCTTCTGGCAGCTGTAACTCATTGCCTGGACCTTTAATGACTGTTGACCACTCAAAGGGAACAACCGTGAGCCCTTGACGCTTTAGCCCTTGATTCTTCATTGACCAGCAACTCATGGAACGGGCTGTGATATTGCCCCACGTGTCATCCAGGGTGAAGTAGATAACGCGCTTACCGCTTTCTGCTACTTCCGTTGCAATGTGTACCGCAAGTGAAGATTTACCCGCAGAAGCCACACCACCTAGAATTGTGAGTCCTGGCATTAAGCCACCACTTAGCGCGTCATCTGCGATAGTGTGCGTCTTGAGTGGTTCTTTGGCTGCAAGATAGCACTCAACACCCCAGCCATACTTTGGGCGATTGAGGTTGCGCAAATATTCAAACGTCATGCGCCATCACCTGCTACAGGCTTATGTGACTCTCTATACAAATGCCATTCCCAGTCAATACTTCTTGCCTTTGACTGCTCGATATTGTCGAGTGCTTCTTGAATGCCTTGCCTAAAGATTTCCTCTTGAGCGTCAAACTCAGCTTGCGTGACTTCTATTGCGTCCTCTCTTGGTTGCACATCTTCAGTACGCAAGTAATGAGCTTCTGTTGTCATCTGACCCGCTTCCGTCGTAGCGTCAGCGAAGACATAGGAAGCGGGTGAGGAAAGGTCGCTTTTAGAGCTTTCCTCCCTCTGATACTCTGTATCTTTATGTGCCCCAATTGCCCCCTGTTTTTTAACGCACCCGTGAGTGGTTTTATGGGGGTTATTTGGTGCAGGGTGAGTGGTTAGAACAACGCACCTCTCATCGTTTGGATCAAGCCAATAGAAAGCACGCTTAGGCGTTTTGCCTTTTTGGCTCTCAACGATGTTGAAGATGTACTCTTTTTCACAGAAGTTAAAAAAGGCTCTTGCTGTGTTTTCTGATACACCGCACTCTTTAGCAAGTTGTCTGTAGCCAACTTGGAATGAAGGACCAGTCTTGTACTCCCTCATACGAGAGAAGCAGTAGAGCAACATCTTTGTTCTACCGCTTCTTGATTTCCCCGTAAAAGTTGAGATTATGTCTGCTAGATGGCACGCAGCTGTTGTGTCCAGCTTCGCCCATCCGAGACCATCTGTGTAATCAGCCACGTGCCACCTCCTCTCTTACCTCATGGCTGCTCTTATTTCTTAACTCCATAAGGCGTCTTCCCCTCTTGGATACGCCTTCTAGCGTCCATTCGCCTGTGGCATGGGGTGCAGAGCCAAATAACATCCAGTGGTTTTGAATAATCATGGTGATGTGCTTCTATACGATGTTCTTGATCACTACATCCACATCCAAAGCATTCGTGAGGTCTCTCAATGATTCCTGCATTCAAAGCTGCTTCAATAACTCTGCATGCTCTCATGCGAGAAGGATTTTTTGAGCAGGTTTTTAATCGCGTATTAAAAAGAGCCATTGGATTCTCTTCACGATACTTTTTGACATCTGACTTGAATTTTTCCCGTCTTGCTGCATACCTCTTTTTGTTGTATTCAGAAAAGCAATGACGGCATTTATCTTGTAAGCCGTCATTGCTGTTTTTGTTTTTATTAAATTCTGAAAGGGGTAGTACTCTATGGCAGCAAGAGCACTTTTTGCTGTCCATTAGAACGGCAAATCCTCGTCTGCAAGCTCAACGGCAGGCGCAGGAGCGTCAATGACTGCATTAGCTACATTGTCACGTGCATCTTTGACTTCATCAGTTTCGTATGGCTCAGCGTATTTCTGGTCAAAGTTGCCTTCTGCAGCGTCCTTGCCTGGGATGAATGCGTTGACATCAACGGCTGTCTTGACCTTGCCCTCACTGTTGACGTAAGAGCGATGACGGATGACAACGCCCAGAAGCTTGCCAACGAGCGTCTGCTCTGCTCCGTCCTTGTCCTCATAGACAAATGCCTTTGCACCCTTGCCCTGAGCAGTATTCTCAACTGCTTCAGTGAGAGCCTTGTAGCGTTGCTTGCCAAAGTCGGTTGTGCCAGTGAAGTAGATACGGAAAGAGTGTCTCCAGTCGTTTGTGGTGTCTGCAAGATCCTGTGCGAAGAGAAATGACTTGGCTTCTCCATTCCAGATGTCGTAGACGAACTCAAGGTATGGCTTTTTCTCGTCTGTGTGGTCCTTAACACGTACAATTTTTGCGACATATCCGCCTGGCTCAAGCATGGAAGAGCTACCGCCGTTGGATGCAACTACCTTGTCAAAATTGCCGAATGCTTTCATGATTTTCTCCTTAAAATAGTGAATTAAATAAATAGGGAATTAAGCAAGCTGCTTCATATCCCAATACGTACGGATGGTGCTGTCAACCTCTTTGAGGTCATTGTCGATTACCAGGTCATCAAACATCCCCATTGGGGATTTAGCGGGCGTAGAGCCGTCTGTCTGTGTGATGAAGTGATAGCCTGTGTCATCACGCTCAGTGATGAGCACGATTGGGAACATTCCCTCAATGCAAAGCTGATTGTCGAGCATCTTGCCAATGGTTTTTGGCTTGAGTCTTCCTGCATCGTCATAGTCAGGATGCATAAAGAAGTAAACGATTGTGTCATCGTTTGTGTTGTTTGCAGCTTCCAATAGTTGCTCGAAGTCAACTGCCATAGACGTGAACTTGTCATAACCTTTCTCATTAGCCTTTGCAAAGCTCTGGAATGCCATAAGATAGTTCGCATCATCGACTACATACGCTTTAAGCTTGTTAGCCTTGAGCGATTGCTTCATCTGAGTATATGTTGGATGGTCTACTTTGCTCATCTTTCCACGGAAGGGGAGTGGCTTGCCAGCCACGTTAAAGATGCCAATCTCGCCAGGCTTAAAGTTTCTGAGACTGGTTGACTTACCTGTGCCAGAGTGTCCCAGCACAAGAACTGATACTCCCATGATCTACTCCTTTCTTAAAACTTGTATTCCTTCTCCGGGTGACCTGCTTCGTGGTATTTGCCATGCAGCCCATTAGCTCTAACGCATTCCATGAACGCTGGCATGCGTGACTCATAGACGCAGACATATTCGTGATAGAACTCAATGTATTCTGTGCCAGGAGCCGTTGTGTGCTTCATGGTTGGCTTGCGTTGATAGAAGTCCCATGCGGTCGAGTGGACCGCATGGAATTGAGCAGGTGTGTACGTGTAAAGCCCAAAGCAAACCGAGTCAAAGTCAATGCGCCATATTCTTATGAGACGCACATCTTCTGCGTTGGGCTCAACGTACTTAGTCGGCTCTATTGGCTTCATGTGACTCAGCTTCTTCATCTAACGTAAAGCCAATGTTTGCTTCTTCCTTGGTTGGGTAGTAGCGAGAAGCATGGTTGCAGTAAGGGCATCTGATGCGCCAACCATACTCATCGTGCTCAAGGTAAAAGGCAGTGCTGCCCCAGCCTTCATTGAGACATCGAGGGCAAATCATTAGTACCGCTCCATGTAGTCGCCTTTAAAGCGTCTCCACTCAAGGATTAAGCCAATCGCATTAGCCTTTCTTGAGCCGTCGTATCCAAGAGTGATGCCCTCGTCCTTTGCGACTGCCTTGATCTCCTTCATCGTCATCTTTTCGAGACGCTCTCTGTCTTCTGCTTCTGTTAGCATTAGTGTTTATCTCCCCACTTCAACATTGCGCCCAAATAGGTCGCAAGACATATAAATGCAGCAATGAGCACTGTATATACAAGCGCAGGTGTCTTGTTAAAGTCACCAGTTGCAGGAAGTGCAGCCTTCTTCTTTGCCTTCTTCGCTGGCTTAGTTGGCTCTGTCTGTGGCTCCGGGTCAGACTCCTCTGGAGTAGGCTGTGGCTGTGGTCCTGGAGTTGGTTCTGGAGTCGGTGTTGGCTCTGGAGTAGGTGGAGTCTCCGGCTCAGTTGGCTGTGGTCGGTTATCACCGTTGCCATTACCGCCAGAATCTGCTGCCACATAGGTCCACACACTAGAAGCTTGCTTCTCAGCTGAGTACAGCGTGATGGAGTTCTTAATGCGTGGATTCTTAGTTGTGCGGTAGATGAGGAAGTACTGCTCACCGTTAGCCATTGCATTGTGAAGGTTCAGCGTGAACGTAGAGCCGTTAATGGTTGGCTCATCGATTTGAACTGGATTCCAGCCATAAGAGTCATCGATTGCTCCATACTCGTCCATGTGGACGCGGTAGAGCTTGAATGAACCAGGTACATAAGAGCCAGCTTCAATGTTGTCTTCCAGGATGACATTGGTAAGGTTCATCTGATTGACGTTCAGACGCACCTTCCATTCAATGGTGTCAGCGTCTGTGTCAGCAACGCCCCATTTAGCAATGACCTCACCCGTGAGGACGTTTGGACGCTCAGTGTGAATTGTGAAGCTTGCAACTTGACCAGTAGAGGTCTGAACAATTCTCAACTCTTCATGATCTAGTCCGTTATCTTCACCAATCCATGTTGCTAGCCATATTGAACCCTTGATGTTGTCTTTACCCTCAACGTAGTTTGTGAAGGTGACGTGACATGTCTGAGTGAGTGGGTTAATCTCAGCAACTGCGCAAACCTCGCCATCTGGCGTGTATAAGTTGAAGCTCGAAGCTGCGTCATCTGGGAAGCGTAGGAAAGTTGGAAGCTCGATGTCGAATGAATCGCCGTTATGCAGCTCTTGTCCTGTTGCGTCCCAGTTAATGTTCATGTAGAACTTCGAGTGCAAGCCTACTGAGTTTACTGGTTGCTTCTCTAGGTTGGTTACTTGGAAGCTTGTGAGCTGGACTGGCACGGTCTGAGCCTGTGCGAGTGCCGGAACACATACCAGCACCGCAAACACGCAAACAGCCAGCCATTGAAGAATCTTCTTCATGGTTAAAGCCTTTCTATTCGATTGTGAAAAATAGGGAATTAAATAAATAGGTATTTATTGCAGTAGATCATGACTTCCTGCAATCATTGCTGCGAGCGTTTCAAGCGTCATTGTGACGTATGTATCACCGAACGATTTCTCGCCAACACCCTTGCGCTTATGCGCTACCACGCCAAACTCTGCGTCTGCGTTGCCACGCTCTGTCTCAGCTTCTTGAAGCCACTTTGGTAGCTCCATGCGAGTACAGTTTTTACACTCCACAACTACTGGAAGACCACGAAAGAACACCCCTGCGATGTCTCCGCGATCATGTATGCCAGCTGTGGTTCTGCGCTCAATGCCAGCTCCTAGACGTGAGCTAAGGTACTCTGCGACTTGACGCTCAAAGGCTGTGCCTTTCTGTTTTTGTTTGCTCATAGCAACCTCTTAAGAGCTTCTTCAACAGCGTTAAATGAGTAAGTAATAATTGCGTTATTAGACAACGTGACAACATCTAACCCGCAGGAAATAGCTACCTCTTTCTCGAGTCTTGCTCCTTTTGATTCGTAAGCATTTGGCAGTATGACAATAGTGTCACACTTAACAAGTTCAGTGATACAACGATTCATTGTGGACTTATAGTCAACGTTATCCGGAATGCGTGCTGCAGGATTATAGACCTCTGAAGCGTCCCCAAGAGTAATGAGCGTGTAAGCAAACCCAAACAAGCCTTTGTAATTAGCATTGCCTGTAATTTGTCCTGATAGATAAACCTTCTTCCCTTTGATTTTGTTGCCAAGGTCTTCACCGCTGCTCAAGTACGCAAGTTGTGCATACTCTTCGATAATGCGAAGCATTTTCTCTGTGCTATTCATCACGCACCACCCTTGCACCGCATGCGGGGCAGTAATTAGGAATAATGCCACGGTCGTATCTGAACACCTCGTCGCACGTATGACAATGACAAGCTACTGTGTCCTCTGGTGTAAATGCGATGTTATCCATATATTCATCTGTGTCATCGTCGCCGTTCCCGTATTCACAACTCATGTGACATGTAGGGTCAATAAGATCTGCCAGTGTTTCTAGTGGATCTTCCGCATATTTTTCTGCTAGACCGCATTGAATTATGGAAAATGCAATACTGTCATATATCCAAGCTTCACTATGTTCCTTTTCACCAAACTTGCCGATACGCAACCAATATGCAAATTGAGCGCATACATTTTGTTGATTAGTCATCGTTATCACCTAGACTATTGAACACTTCGGCTAGCTTTTTCATTGCCTCAACGCATTTATTCATTGACGCTTCGACATATTGAGCGGTTGCTTTGACAGCTTTATTGAACTCTTCAATATTCTCTTCAATAGTTGTAACTTTGTGAGTGAGTTCGTCTGGGCGAAACGTGGAATAGTCATTGTCGGTACGAGCATAAATACAAGCACCATCGAACGGGAATCTGAATTCGCTAACTTCCCATTCCATTCCAGTATTGTCATACACAACATCGTGAATATGGATAATCTCGCCGTCTTTGTCACGAGGTAGTTCAAGCATATTTGACGTGTCGCATAGGTCGATTAGTCGGTCTAGGATATTTTTATCATCCTCTTTGATTGTTGTATCACTTGGAACGTCTTCACCAAACAAACATCTATAGATATCCGTATAGTGAAGAGAATCTCCGTTAAAAGACGCTGCTCTCTCAGCGATTGCTGCGCGTTCTTCTTTAGTTAGCATCTTTATCAGCTCCGTTAACCTTAATACCTGTGCAAATGAAGAATTTTTCTGCGTCAAAATATGGCATTGAGGTAATCGCTGCCTTGCTTTCGTCGCTTAGGCTCTCCCACCATGCTTGGCGATCGGATTTCTCTAGGTACAAGAACCCGCCGGCAGTCTCATGCTCCGGGTGTGCTGCCTTTTCGTCGTCTGTCATATACTCGCTATATTTCCAGGTAAGACAGTCTGACGGTATATGGCAGAGCAAGCTATAAGCTCTTGAGTTGCGGAAATCGCTAAAAGTGATGTCCGTTTGGTGGTCAAAAAGACGAATTGTAGGTTCGGTTGTATTACAGTAGCCGGAGTTGCAGTCGCCGGAGTTCCAGTCGCCGGAGTTACGGTCGCCGGAGTTACGGTTGCCGGAGTTGCAGTCGCCGGAGTTCCAGAGACTACTTATTTTATCGGTAGTTAATTCACGCAAAATCTTAAGTTTGCGACCGACACTCTTATTTCCTTGCGTCTGTACTGCGCCAGTGACGCTAACTTCACAAATACGGCAAGGCTTACTGTAATAATCGTAAACGTCAACGCACTTCTTGCAGAAATGGTAGCCGTTCTCACATATCTTGATTTCGCCCTCGACTGTGTAGGTCTTTCCAACCTCATAAACGGTATCGTCGCCGTGTTGTGTCGTCATATTCGGCAGAAATGCTTTATAGCCTTTCATTACTCACCATCTCCAAGAAGTCCATAGATACGCTGTGGCAGCTGTCCTTGGTAAGCGTCTGCTACCTTGTCAGCATCAACTCTGAGCGTGGTACCAAGCCAAGACTCAGCAACTTCACGCTTTACCATCTCGCAACCGCCTGGAAGCTCTCCGTCTTTAGTTGCACACTCAAGCACCTTGTCTGGGTAGAGTGTGACTAGGCGTGTGAGTGTGTCAATGCCAGAATCACTCGCCATGATCCAGTCAACGAACTCAGCCACACTCTTAACCTGTGGTACAACCTCAACCTTTGGCTTTGAGAGCCTTGCAGACACGGTACCAACCTTCTTGCCATTAACTTTAAGGTCAAGCTTGGACACTCCCATTTGCACATAGAGGTTTCGTAGCTCGTCATCAAGCTGTGTGCGCAGGTTATCTGCTGCGTGTGCGTCAAGGTGCTCCTTGACCTTCTTCTGGAGTGCCGTCAAGAATGCAACTCTCTCAACTAACAACTCACGTTCTTCTTTGTTCATAATCAATCCTTTCTTAGCTGACTGAGTCAGCAAGCCATCTATCCATCTCATCGCAGGTAATCATGTAGCCACGCTCTTGACCAGCTGGCTTGATAAACTTGAGTGCTCCTGCCTTATGCTCGGCTCTGAGCATTGAGCCTGGAATACCTGAGTATTTAGAGGTCTGAGCAATCGTGTAAGCAAGCTGTGGTGGAAGTCCTGCAAGTACTGCTGCATTGAGTGAGCGAGAGCCGTTGACGGTTCCTGTTTTCTCTGCAAGCTCTCTTTGCGCTTCAGCGGAAGCGATCATGAACTTCTCAAATAGCTTTGCGAGAACGCTCACGTCTGCGGTAATCTCCAACGGCAATCTTCTTGATTTGAAGCGGTATACTCTTCATATGTTCACCTCCGAGGAGAACAGAGCCCTTGCATTGGTCGGACAATGTGAGGGCAAACTTTTAATTACGATTTATTGCTACTAGATAGCGGGCACTGCCAGCTCCCCTGGTTTGTGTCATATCTAGCTATTCGGTTTGCAAGGTACGTGGATAGTTAGTAATGAAAATGTTTGTTTAACTAACCTTTTGAGCTAAAAAAATATCGCTAATATCACAGTTCAAAAAATGGCACACAGCTTTTGCTTGTGCGAGACTCATTTCCTCTTGGTTTTCCTCATATCGCGCATAAGTTTGACGAGTTACACCCAGTGCTTTAGCGATTGCGTTCTGTTTAACGCCTTTCTTGATGCGATATTCTTTTAGGGTATTCATTTGACCTCCTCTCTGTTTGTTTACAAAACATATGTTAAATAGACAAACCTTGTCTGTCAATAAAAAACTACTAAAATATTAAGAAAATCAAACATAGTGAAAGGCAGAATGACATGTCTTTAGCACAAAATATCAAGAAACTACGCCTAAATATGGGCTTAACGCAGGGAGAACTTGCTGAGAAAATCAATGTTACTAGGTCAACTGTTACTCAATGGGAGACAGGTTGGACACAGCCTAGAATGGGTGCTATTGAGAGAATGGCATCTGTATTTAATGTTTCTGTAAGTGACATTGTTAGTGAAGACGCATCAGTCATTTCTGGAGCGATGAAAGCAATCTCTAATGGCGAATCATATCTACCTCTTGTATCTCTAGGCAGAGTACATGCTGGAGTACTTGTAGATGAAGAAGTGTGTGAGAAGACTGTAAATGTTCCTTCTAATATTGCTAAAAACCATCCCAGTGCAATGGTGTTAGAGGTAGAAGGCAATTGCATGAATCGCGTTATCCCAGAAGGTTCTCATGTTCTCTTAGACCCAACAATCACGCCTTCCAATGGATCTATTGTTGTAGTGGAAACCGAAGGCTACCAAGCAATCATGAGACGTTGGTATAAAGGCAATAACTCTCTTATGCTCACTGCTGACAGCTATGAGGAGTTTGAGGACATTATCTTTACTGATGATGAGCACTCAATCAAGGTTGTTGGTGTTGTTGTGTGGTACCAGGCATCCAGTGAGATGGGATAGGAGACTACAATGAAACTGTTTGATTTCCTTCATAACAGAAGAGACAAAAAAGATGCCTTATACAGCAAGAAGGATAATCCTTTGCAATCTCAAGCCGAAACAAACGAAATAATGGATGAGATTAGAAAAGAGTATTTTCCAAGATTTGATGAACCTCTTACTAATTATGTGGTAGATCCTAGACTTCTTCCTGTTTACGAATTAGTTCAAGAAGCTTTTGAAGTTGATCCTGCTATTCCCATGCCAAATGCAGCTCTTCTTGAAGCTACGAGACGTCCAGAAATTCCAAATGTTATTAAGACATTTGCTTGTGAACCAACTAAAAGCGGGAAAGAGCCAAAATATGTAGCGAAGCTTGTTTTCGGACTCTACGGGACGATGAGAAAGAATCAACTTGGTACGTGGTATGGAGGTGAAAATGGGTCTCACGGAGAAATTTGGTATTTGAAAAATCTTGTTCCAGGAAAAGTAAGAGTTGATATATGGGAAGATAAAACCCACTGGTCAATTCGTGGAAAAATAATAGACGGGTCTTTGCATCTTGCGTATGTAGAAAGATGCTATCCAAACGAGCTTTCAAAAAGAATTTACGACTACAAAAAATCTATCTTTCCTAAAGCTTAGTAAGCAGCAAGAAAAAGATTGCTGACAGCTCAACGATGATGATAGAAAGATGAATCTCGTACTTATCCATAGTAGGTCTCCTCTCTTATTTAGCAAAAGCATAAGAGGAGAGTAACGGAATAAAAAAGCTCCCCGCGTCCGCCAAGACAATACAGGGAGCAACCTTCATCTCGTTAGGAAGGTATATATATTATGCCACGTAAACGTTCTTCATGGGGTTCAAACCAGCCAATGGGTCCTGGGAAACGTAGAATCCGCTATATGGCTGATACAGGAGACGGTAGAGGGTTCACAAGACACTCTGAGACCGTCTATGGCACACGCAAACAAGCTGATGAAGTATTAGCGCAAAGACGCATAGAACACAGCCAAGATAAGCCTATTTTACTACCTGGGAGATCGTACG